GGCGTGAGCGTTGGTGGCGGCGCCGCGCAGGAGAACGACAACGAAGTGGACTTTGGAGAGGAAGACGACGACAGCGACATTGAGGAAAAGCCAGACGATTTGACTGGTGTGTACACGCTCAAAGAAGACATGGTGTTTCAGGGAGAAAAGTCGTGGGAGATTCCGATTTGGCGTCCCGACATGATGATTGAGGAGTTGCCCGCACCATTACACACTTGGGCTGGTAGTGCTACGCGCGACCTTGACTGGGATGGCTACTGGCTCTACAACTGGGGTATTGACAGCACATCGGGAATGAAAGACCTGAGCAAGATTGTTCTGTCGTTCTACTGCTGGGATGAATACTTTGAGGGGTGGTGGGACAACGCGGCGCGTCATCTCAGCAAAGTCCTTCATGCCAAAATCAAGTACGCGATTGCGCCGAACTTCTCGCAGGGTGGAATGCCAAAGGCAGTTCAACTGTGGCAGTTGTATCGCTCTCGCTGGATTGGCAGATACCTTCAGGAAATCGGCGTGCGGGTCATGCCCGACCTTGAGATGTCAGCAGACCCAGTGATGCTCAAGACTTCGGCGGCAGGTCTTCCGAAGGTCATTCCGTGGGCTGGTATGCAGGTGCAGAACATCGTGGGCGAAACCCGTTCTGGAGAGAAAGAAACACCCGAAGACTGGGAGAGATGGTCGGGTGAACTGGATGCGCTGCTCAAGGTACACAACATTCAGAACATTCTGGTTTACGCCAATCCGAACAAGTGGGACAAGGTGCGCAACGCAATGTCCTCATACCCAGCCATCGGCTTGCACTTCATGGAAACAAGAATGCACTACCTGTCTCAGAAAGTGCGCCAGAATGCCAAGGCTCCAGACCGCTTGTGATTTTTCTTGCCCCATACTGTTATGGAAGGCACGGCGCTTCACAGGCTCCACACGCGATTCTTGCCATTCGCAACGGGCAAGGGCACTATCACCCCTTGATTGGAGAAATCCCAGTACACGGGGCTTCGGCTCTAGACACAGCAAAGAACATCACTTCCGTTCTATCTAGCGCAGAGAGGTATGTGGTGCTTGGTGGCGACCATTCAATCACAGAGGGAGTGTTGAACGCGCGCGCGAAGAAGTCGCCCGTGCATCTTGTTCTCTTTGATGCGCACACTGACGACTACGAAGACAGCAGCGAGTTGCAGAAGCACCGCCCGTTGCACCATGGCAACTGGTTGGCGCGTGGACTGAAGAGTGGCGCGGTGAGCGGTGTGACGATGCGTGACGGCAACCGCGATGTTGCTCCGCGCAAGTATCTCAAGGCAGTGCCGCGCAACAAGCCAGTACACTTGAGTATTGACCTAGATGTGCTGTCCACGAACACCATTGGGATGGCGACCTCTTATCCAGAAGCGGGCGGCTATTCGCTGGACGAGTTGTTGCGTGAACTGCGGCTGCTCAATCTTCAGGGAAGAACGGATGTGACTGCGGATTTGACCGAGTATGACCCGACCCGCGACCGTAATGGAGTTGCTGGATGGTGTGCGGCAACTATCGTCACCGAACTACTTTCTATCATTGGCTCATAACTTGTTATTGACGCAATGGCGTCTTGTAGGTACTCTTCTTGCTACAACCGACAGGAGCAAGAACCATGCAGGATTTCCGAATCATCAACATTGAGGCGCTGGCGGACGACGAACTCGTCGTCTTCGGTGCAATGCCGACGCGCGGGGGCACGGGGAAGGCGAAGGCGAGGACGAAGGCGAGGACGAAGGCGAGGACGAAGGCCCGTCCCAGGACTCGTCGTAAGGCGACGCCGCCGAAGAGGAGAGCGAAGGCCAAGGCTAAGGCCAAGGCTCGTCGCCGCTAAATAAGACCTCTCGCCGCCTAGCGATGGCGGCGTAGGACGGAGACTCCCGTTGTCCGTGGTGGTAGCACCATGGCGGCGGGAGTCTCCCCATTTCTGGCGTTATGTAGTAGTTTGTCCGCGATTAGGCTGGAGGCGCAGTGGCCAAAGATAGCGGATTGTTTCGTGAGGCTGGCTCAACGGGGCTTCGCCGCACTTCGGGCTACATCTTTGAGGAGTTCCTTCCGCAACTTCAGGGCTACCGCGCCATCAATGTTTATCGGGAGATGCGCGATAACGACCCTGTGGTTGGAGCAATCCTGTTTGCTATTGACAAACTGGTGCGGCAGGTGTCATGGAGAGTTCAGGCGGCATCGTCTGCAGTAGAAGACCAACGCGCCGCCAAGTTCTTGGAATCTTGCACCAAGGACATGAGCACTTCTTGGGAAGACCTTGTAAGCGAAATCCTCACGATGCTTCCGTACGGGTGGTCGCTCCACGAAATCGTCTACAAGCGACGCAACGGGCAGACTGACAGTAGCGAAACGAACTCCAAGTACGACGACGGGCTTATCGGCTGGCGCAAGATTCCGATTCGCGCACAGGACACGCGACAAGAGTGGCTGTTTGACGACAACGGCGGCATTCGCGGAATGGTTCAGTCTGCTCCACCCGACTTCGTGCTTCGCACCATTCCGATTGAAAAGGCACTGCTCTTCCGCACCACTTCGGAGAAGAACAATCCAGAAGGCAGGTCTATTCTTCGCAACTCCTATCGTCCTTGGTACTTCAAGCGCCGTATTGAGGAGATTGAGGCAATCGGCGTGGAACGCGACCTTGCTGGATTTCCAGTGATGTATGTAGACCCAGAGATTATGCGCACCGACGCGCCTTCTGCCCAACAGTCCATTTACGAGGACTACAAGGCCGCGATTCGCAACATTCGCCGCGACCAGCAAGAGGGAATGATTCTGCCCGCCATCTACGACGAAAAGAACAACCTCCTGTACAAACTGGAACTCATCTCGGCAGGCGGCTCTCGCCAGTTTGACACGAACACCATCATCACCCGTTACGACCAGCGGATTGCCACGAGCGTGCTGGCCGACTTCATTCTGTTGGGGCAAGCCGCCAACGGCAGTTATGCGCTGTCGTCAGACAAGACGAACCTCTTCGCCATTTCACTGCGATGCTGGCTGGAGATTATCCGCTCCACCTTCAACGAATACGCGGTTCCGCGCCTGTTTGAGGTGAACGGCTTTGACACCAAGAAGTTGCCCACCATGGAATACGGCGACATTGAGGTTCCGCCGCTGGGTGAACTTGGCAACTACATTCAGGTTCTCGCTGGCGCTGGCGTGCCGCTGTTCCCCGACGACAATCTGGAGAACCACCTGCGCGCGCTTGCCAAGTTGCCTGAGAAGCGCGAGAGCGCCAAGGGTGACATGGCGACGGCTCAAGCGGTGCAGGCGGAAGCACGACCCAAGAACCAGCCTGCTCCAGCACAGAAACAGGCACCCGCCACCATGACGCCCGAACTGATGCAGAAGATTGCTCAGCAGTTGAGCGAAGAATGAAATGCCGACACGCATTCTGCGCGGCGATGAACTCGCAAACGCTATCTACGAAGTCACGGACGCACTAGAAGCCCAGTTCGCCGCAGAGTTCTTGCGGCAGATGCGCAAGTTCTCAAAGAACAAGGGGCTTCAGGCTGTTCTGGCCGACATTGAGGCTGGAACCGTCATCGGAATGTCGTCCATTCCAGCCCGCCTTGGTTCGCTGTCCATCTCCACTTCCAAACTGGACGCGATTGTGCGCAAGGCAATGGGGTCGGCGGCGCGCATCACCAACGAGAAGGTTGGCATCAACGCGGCCTTTGATGTGTTCAACCCAGAGGTTTTGCGCACCGCGCAAACCATGTCGGTCACGCTGTCCACAAATCTCAACGCCACCGCCCAGCAGGTCTTGGACAAAATCATCTCCGATGCGGTCAGTGGCACCATCACACGCCGCGAAGCAGTGATGCGCATTCAGAGTCGCGTCGGGCTTCTTCCAGCCCATGCCGATGCCGTAGACCGCTACTACGACACGCTCATTCAGACTGGCACGAAACAGAAGGTTGCCAAGCGAATGGCAGACGAGTATGCCGAACGCCTGTTGCGCTATCGCGCCAACACCATTGCCCGCACCGAAATCGCCCGTGCCGCTGGAGTTGGTCAGACCGAATACTGGCGGCAGGCCGTAGCGGACGGAGCCTTGCCGCTGGATGTGCGCCGTGTTTGGATGACCGCGTATGACGAGCGAGTGTGTGAGATTTGCGGCCCAATGAACAACACCGAGGTTGGCGTGATGGAACGCTGGCTTACTCCAAACGGGCTGGTGGACTATCCATCTGCCATTCACCCGAACTGCCGTTGTACGCAGGGCATTGCCTTGAGTGCGTCACAGCGCCGTATGTTCATTGGCAAATCCGACATGGACATTCTTGACCTCTTGGCAAAAGCCAATCCCTACCATGATGAGCGTGGCAGATTCACAAGCGCAAACAGGGCGGTAGCCCCCTTCACTCGCAAACGAACGCGAAGCATCAAGCCCAATGTCAAGAGAAGTAGAAGCATACTTGCACCAAGTAGTCCAGAACGCGCCGCAGAGATTGAGCGTCTGGCGGAAAACGGAAGCAGTCAGTTGCTTGGAGGGCGCGACCCTAGAACGGGTATTGTCAGACCACTCCAGAAGTTTGCGGCGGTTCGTCGCTATGGAAACACTCCAGAATCAGTTGGCGGCTACTTGAAAAAGGAAGTGGGTGTGAATGTTGAGGTAAGAGACCCACACTGGTCTACGAAAGAGGGCATTGCGCAACTGCATGGTGTGGCACAAGCGCTGGAAGAAGCGCACCGCATGGGTATCAGTTTTGAGGGGGTTGTGCTTCGTCTTAGAGGAAAAGCCACCAAAGACGACGGTGCCTACGACAGCGTTGAGGGGGTTCCAAAGTCGGGCGTCATCACTATCTGGGGGCGCAGAGCCGAAGACCTTTACCGCATAGTTCAGGCACAAGGAGAAAAGCCGCCAGAGTTTGCCAGTTCATACGGCACTCTCGGCGTGGAGCAAGCAAAGCGGGCTGACCGCAGAGCACAGGATGCCCTAATACGCAAGTGGGGCTACGCCATCGCTATTCACGAGATTGGCCACCACTACACGGTTCATCGCGGGAAGTTCTTGAAGATGCGGTTTGAGCGGCTGAAAAGGTTGGCTCCCGTGTCGTACGCCAGAAGTGATTACTATGAAACTGCGGCAGAGGCGTTCACCGCTTGGTGGTTGTTGTCTGGCTCCAAAGTTCCCTTGACCCAGCGTTACCTTGCTGATTGGCGAATCCATGTGAGAGCAGTGCTCAACATCGGAGACTACGCCATTAGAGGGTTGTATCCAGAAAGACTTCTGAAGGCGCTGGAGCGCATTGCTAGGGGCAGACTGAAGTTGGAAGACCTGCCGCCTGACCATCCACTCATCGTCTATCTCACGGACGGTCAGTCTTTGACGGATACCATTTCCAAAGCCAATCCTTATCATGACGAGAAAGGTCGCTTCACCAGCGCGGGCAGGGCGGTGGCACCACAAGGTAGGCGCAGGCTCAAGTTGCGTCGTGCCCCCGCTCGTCCGAGTAAGCAGCCGTCTAAGGTTGGTCGGTATTCAGATGAGTTTCCTGCCAGCCTAGGGGCGCGGCTAGAGGCAGCAGAAAAGGCCATGGGGAAGAGCATCATCGCAACTGCCACCGCCGCTAGAGGTATCAACAGACCATCCACTGTGAAACAGATGATTGGGCGCGCTACAGAACACCTTTTGAGTGAACAGCGCAAAAGAGCAACGGAAAAACTGTTCATGAAGGACGCTCTACTGGAGCGTGCGATGTTGAAAGACCCAGATGCCGTTCTCAAGCACAGCGTTGTTGAGCAGTTAGCGGTAGACATTGGCAGTTTGGGCGTCACAGAAGAACAGGCTAGAGATGCGATTTCACAAATAAGAATGGCGCTCTACAACCGTAGAGACATAATCGCACCAACCCCTAGCGCGCTTGTTCCCGAGGGGCACAAGTACAGATACGAACTTGCCAACATGATAGTTCACCAGTGGGCTATTTCCTCTAACGACCATCATCCAGTGTCTTTGGCAATACAAGAGATTGCCCAAGACTTGTTCGGTTTGCGTCAGGCGGTAGGAATCGGAACAGTGTTGAGAAGTGAGTCTGGCGAGCATGATTTGGACAGAAATACTGTTGATAATACTCGTAGGCTGTTGGGGCTATGGTCTTATGGTGGAGTTAGGTCATTGAAGCCCTCCCAAGTCCCGTACGAAAGTGGTCACAAGGGGCCGTTCGTGGAAGCGGTACAGAAGATTCTGATGGCCCAATACATCCGAACTCAACAAGTGTTTAGAGCACTAGGTCATGAACGGATTAGTGCTACTCGCGGAATCAGGCTTGACGGTGTTGTAAGCGGTCGGTTGTTAGACCACGCACTCAAAGACATCGTTGATTCGCCTGACGAGGCTTTTGCCAAAGCGTACATCGCCATAGAAGTAGAGCGGGTGCGACAACGGAGCGCGCCAAACACCGCTTCTTACGAAAGTGCTACCAGAAGTGCTCAAAAGTCGTTTGAGGCCGACATTGCGATGGTGCGAGCAGCGGCACTAGGAGAAAAGCCGATGACGCGCAGTGTGGCGCTTGCCGTGGAAAAACTGGTAGTTGGTAGAGTGTATCCACTTACCATTGGTATGCGACCGCTTTCATCTTGGTCGTGGTCAGCAGGTGAGGCGACAAGGTTTGGCAACCATGCAGTAAACTCCAGTATTCCTGTTTCACGAATCCTTTCTTGCCCATTGACGGGAAACGGATGCAACATTGAAGAAGAACTGGTGGTGCTCGGCGGCAGAATGGAAGGCGCCATTGCTCTTACACGCGACTTGTCCAAGGGCGCTTTTTCCAGAAGAGAATGGCACGAAAAGCACTTCGCGTCATCAACAGGAAGAAGAGTGTCGTTGCGAGGAAGAAAACGCAAATGAACCCTGACTGGCTGAGCGAGCAGTTGTCCGAAGAAGACTTGGCAGTTGATGCGGGGATTGACAACTCTGATTGGACTAAGACGCGCAGGTTTGACATTCACGGGCTGACCGAAGAGCAGGTGAAAGCGCTACTTGGCATTGAGCAATCGGTTCCAGAGGACATCAGAAATCAGCGTCTAGTCTGGCTTTCGCAGTTGCCGTGGGCAGGTGTTGCTCCAGATTGGCTGAAGCGTGAATGGGCAGTTGAGAAAGCCAATCCTTACCATGACGAGAAAGGTCGCTTTACCAGCGCAGGTAAGGCGGTGGCGGCTGGGCGCAGAAAGAGCGCTAACAAAGGAAAGCGTGCTCGTAAAACCAAAGACATTGGCGACCAAGAGTTTGATGTGTCGGCTCCTTTCGGCAGGAAAACTGTGACGCTTCCGCTAAGAGACATAATCGCGGACTACACCCAAACTATGAGTAGCGTTGATTTGTTGTCGCACATAGCGTCTAAGAAACCTCACAGGTCTGCAAAACCGTTGTACCGTGGAATGGTCTTGAGCCAACTAGAGTTTGACGACTTTGTTGCTCAACTAAAAGTTGGCAAGAGCATCAAGGTTGGTGGAAGTTGGACTGAATCGCAAGGTATTGCTAGAGATTTTGCCAACAAAGATAAATCGCCAACAATGTTTGGCGCGGGAGATTACTCTGTTGTTGTTACCGTCAAAAGTGGCGCAAGAGGTCTTCATGTTGCGCCATACGCTGCTCCAGAATGGAAGTATCAAAGGGAATGGATTCTTCCTGACACACGCATAAAAATCGTCTCTTTCAAGCGCGTTGGCAAAAGAGTGTATGTTGAAATGGCACAGCAATGAAACTTGAAGAGTATTTTGCGCGCCTTCCGATGTTTGGCTATTACAACTCTAAACGGAAGGGTGAAGTTGAGAAAGCCAATCCTTACCATGACGAAGGAGGCAGGTTCACTTCCGCAGATAAGGCGGTAGCGCCGAAAGGGAAAAGAAGAAAGTGGAGAGGAAGGGGCGCTGTTGATAAATCAAGACAGGAGTATGAAAGGGCTTTTGCAAAAACACGGTCGTTGCCCGATGGAATCGGGTCTGGAGTTATGCACTATTCAATCATGGGGTTCAGCAAAATAAACGCAAGCCTGAGAAAGAGTAGCGGAAAAAAAATCATTCGTGACACCGAGCGGATGGACTTGTGCTTTGCCAAAGGAGGTACAGTTACTAAAAGTGACATCGTAGTTTTTCGTGGTGCACCAATGAGGGCTTCTACATTGAACGCTATGCTCGGAAAAGGCACGGTAGAGTTTGATAGGTATGGCAACCTTGAAGTCAGCAAGCCCTCACGAAAAGGATTTGTAGACCACGGTTTTGTATCAACATCACTTGATGTTGAAAGAGGAAAGATGTTTTCGCTCAGCCTTGCCTTTCCTATGGCCGCCAAGGGAGGGGTTAGACCAGTTGCCGTTTTATTTCAAATCACGGTAAAAAAGGGTTCTCGCATTATTACAGGGACTTATAAAGGCAAAAAAGAAAAAGAAGTTATTTTGAACAGAGGAACTAAGTTCAGAGTTGTTTCCGTAGAAAATCCCAACCCATACGGAAGAGAAATCGTCGTTCAGTTAGAGGCAGTTTCACCATGAACACCGTGAAAAACAGGTTTATCTGGGATGACGAAGACATTGAGCAGATTTTTGGCTTTTCTAGTGTTGAGAAAGCCAATCCTTACCACGACGCGAAAGGTCGCTTCACCAGCGCGGGCAGGGCGGTGGCGGCTGGGCGCACTACACGGAGACGGAAAGCCGACCCACGAAGAAGACAGACGCTCTCTGAAGCGTCTAGTAGCCCAAGGGCGCTTGTAAGAGCAGGCGTCATGTCCGAACAACATCTTGGGCGCAGTTGGCGCACTCTAGAACGACTCGTCAAGGGCAAGTACGCCAGATTTTACGGTTTTGCATACCGAGCCGACGAACAACGCATGGTTGCGCGCGCCTTTCGGCTGGCAAGAGAGAAAGATTACGACGATGCTTTTTCGGAACTGCCAGACGAAATGCAGGGAAGGTTTCTCAAGATTGTCGTTCAACAAAACCTTGGTAGAGCGCTGGAAGCCAAGTTCACACGACAGCAACTTAGTAGTGCAGTCAAAGAACTAGAGAGGCTGGGCATGATGTCTAAATACGCGGATACCCCCCAAATGAGCGAACGGATTGCTAGACATTTTGTTGGTGCGTGGGCATCAAGTTCTGAATCTAGCGAGTCGCTCGTGATGTCAGAAATGGCAAGAAAACTCTTTGGTGTGCAGGGCACTTACGATACCCGAAGTGAAGAGCAGGTTATTTCTCGCATCAAACTAAGCGGCACAACAGCGCGGGTGTTGCAAGAGTTGGCGCGTGCGATGCACAGGGACACACAGAAATACTTGGGGGCCGCTGGTATTACAGAAGCGGTCGTGTTCCGAGGAACGGGCATCAACGCTGGGCGAATGAATGTAAGGCAAATGTTGAGCGACATGAGTACGGGACGGAAGAGTCAGATTCTAGTGACACAGCGACCGTTGGCATCTTGGAGTTCGTCGGTAGACATAGCGTATTCGTTCGCTGAAATGGGTGTTTCAGATACTGGCGGTCGCCGCTTTATTGTTGTTGAAGCAACAGTGCCAGCAAGCAGGGTCTTCTGCACTCCTCTAACTGGCTTTGGTTGCTTCAGAGAAAAAGAGGTAGTTCTTCTTGCACCAAATAGCAAGTCCTTCAAGGCTCAAGTTATTAGCGAACTATCGGCGGCATAACCATGGAACAGGAGCAGGTGCTACACCTAGACGCAGATGGCAATGGCGATTGGCCCAAGAGAACATTTGACATTCCAGTGGATACAGCCGAAGAGTATGCCCAAGAGTTCGGGCTGGACACCGCCGAAAAAATCATTGCTCACATCAAGGCAAAGACTGGAACGCCATACTGGTTTGGAGTTCCGCTTGAAATCAAGGCGGGGCTGGCTGGCCTTGCCAAGAAGCGCGAGTGAGCAGGCAGTAGGCTTTACAGCCATGATGGGCCAACCACAACTAGAGTGCGTGTTCTGGCGCGATGCGCACGATGGCGACCACAACTGGTTTTCTGCCGAAGAACTGGAGGCGGATACCGAAGAAGCGGTGGTGGTCACTGTTGGCTGGATAGTGCCATGCCGCAAACCTCGTTATGTGGCGGTTGCCCAGTCCATGCTGGACTACTTTGAGTCGGTGACTGGGATTATCTACATTCCCGAAGAGAACATCGTTGCCCGCAAGCCATTGGCGATTCCAGAAGGGGGCTTCTCAATCGCATAGGTCGTGGCGTAGTATGCCGCACCATGGCAACCACGAGTACAGTCGCGCCCCAGATTGCCTACGGCGTTATTGCCAAGATTGACGAAGAAAAGCAACTCGTATTCGGTTGGGCGTCGGTTATTCGGGATACGGACGGTCGTATTCTCCTTGACCGCCAGAACGACTTCATTGATTCGGAAGATGAACTGGAAAAAGCCGCGTACGAGTATGTGTTGAAGTCGCGCGACGGTGGCGAGATGCACATCCGCAAGGGCGTGTCCACCATGGTGGAATCGGTGGTCTTGTCGCTGGAGAAGCAACGCGCCTTGGGCATTCCGACAGGAACTGTGCCCGTGGGCTGGTGGGTTGGCTTCAAGGTAAACGACGAGAGAGTGTGGGGAGAAGTGAAGAAGGGTGGCTATGTCGGCTTCTCGGTTCACGGCACTGGACGGCGTGACACCACCATGCTGTCGGCTGAACAGGTCACGGAGATTGGCAAGTGCAACTGTGGCGGTGTAGCCAAGTACGAGCCGCGTTATTGGACGACGATGGCTAAGGCCATTTCCTACCAGTCCACAAGCATTCTAGAGAAGGCAAAGAGGAAGAAGGGGGGCAACAAGATTCGCGTCGTGATGCGGGAGTTCAAGCGCGGCAAGTTGAAGTCCTCGTCTGGCAAGACCGTTACCGACCCAAAGCAAGCCATGGCGATTGCTATTTCTGAGCAGAAGCGAATGAAGAAGGGCGATTCTCCTGGCCACCCGTTTCGTGGCAACCAATGGACGGGCGGTCGTGGTGGCGGTGGGAGCGCAGGTGCGGGCGCGAAGGCGAGTAAGCGCCCCAAGATGAAGCGTGGCGCTTCCATTATCAAGGTCAAAACGGTGGAAGAGGGCGTGAAGTTGGTTCTGGAAGGCAAAGATGTGGAGATGCCAGACATCAAGGGGGCGCACACTCTGATTGAGAAGTTGGCTGAGATGGCGATTGACGCCGAGAAGAGCGGAAAGAAAGTCGTCTACGACTTGTGCCGTGTGTCAGTGAAGGGCACCAACGCATTCTGTCTCGGAAACAAGGGCATTCCGCGCGACCAGATGCCACAAGCAAAAGGCGAAGTCGTTGAGGGGTCAAAGGCAGACAAGGCACTCAAGAAAAAGAATGCCAAGCGTGCCAAGGAAGGCAAGGAGCCGAAAACGGAATACGACGCGACGGAAGAGTTCGTTGCGCACTTGGAAAAAGCGGGCATCAAGGCCAGTAAGCCCAAGAGGATGCGAGCCGACAAGTTGAAGGCAACACAGCGAGACATGCAGGGGGAGAAAGTCGGTGGCATGATGAAAGCCAAAGACTTTGACCCTTCTGCCGAGCCGATTTTCGTTTCGCGCGACGGGTATGTGGTGGACGGGCACCATCGCTGGGCGGCAACGCTTGGACGCGACATGAAAGACGGCATACTTGGCAATGACCAGCGACAGAATGTCATTGTGCTTGACGCTCCGATTAGCCGCATCATCAAGGAAGCCAACAGGTTCACGACGGAGTTTGGCATCAAGCGCAAGACGGTTGCGGCCAACAAGAAGAAGAGCAAGTGACCATGGCGAAGGCAAGCGGCGGCTTGACGCAGTGGTTCCGCGAGAACTGGGTGGACTTGTCACGCCCGAAGAAGGGTGGCGGGTACGAACCATGCGGTCGTCGTGACGCGAGCAGTGGCAAGTATCCGAAGTGTGTGCCTGCCGCACGCGCCGCCAAGATGACACCAGAGCAGATTCGTTCCGCCGTCAGCCGTAAGCGTCGTGCGGAAAGTACAACCTCTAGGCGCGGAAAGAAGCCAATCAATGTGAGTACCATCAAGAAGTCCAAGAATGTTCCCACCAATCCAGCGTTGTATGCTCGCGTGAAGGCGGCGGCGAAAGCCAAGTTTGATGTGTACCCATCGGCGTACGCGAACGGGTGGCTCGTTCAAGAATACAAGCGGCGCGGCGGGAAGTTCAAGACTGTGAGTCGTGGAAAAACGGGCGGGCTGAAGAAGTACAATCCGTACCATGACAGCCTAGGCAGGTTCGCCTCTGCCATGGCATCGGCAACTTTTACCTTTTTGCGAGGGCCGAAACTTGCCGCTATGGGCGCACTTCCGAGAAATACTCCGAGAAATGTTCCGAAGCCGATTACAGAGAAGAAGCGCAAGTATTATCGTGGGCTTGATGCGGCGAAGCGGCGCCAGTATCAGTTGAGACGCGCGAAGTTGTTGCGTGAACGCTAAACACATTCTCAAAGCCAATCCGTATCACGACGAGCGTGGCAGGTTCACAAGTGTTGGCCGTGCTGTGCAGGTGCGACCTCAAGGGCTGACGCGAAAAAACGCACCATCGCGCTTAGCCGCGCATCTCCAGAAGTTTGGCGGCTTCACCTTTGACCCCAAGAAGTCTCAGTTGCGACGGCAAGGGTTCGCCGTGGCCGTATCTCCAGACTACGAACAGGTTTATTCGTCAAGCGACTTCCAGAGCGATGGCGACGGCATTATCAAGCGCTATCTCAAGAAGTTCGCGGAAACACTGGCTGGCGTCAAGATGCACTTGGGCGGCTGGAGAGAAAAGTCGGGGAAGGTCTATCTGGATGTTTCAAGGGTCGTGTCAGACGCACAAACGGCGGCGGACATGGCACGAGAGGCAAACCAGTTGGCGTTCTTTGACCTCAAGACCTTCACCACTTGGGTTCGCTTTCGTAGCGCTCCCAATCGCCCCTATCGGTACTTGGCTTCTGGGCAAGACACACGAACGGCGCCAATCGTCGGAGAGATTCCAATAGTGAACATAGACACCATCGGAAAGGCGCAAGGGGTTGAGGGCGTCGTGTTCTGTCCAGTAGACTCTCTCTTGGACGACGCATCAATCAGAAAGTTCGTGGAGCAGATTTTGGCTACAGGCATCACAAAGAGCGAGCCAACATCCACCGATGTTCACTTGCAGACCATCATGCCGTTTCGTCGTCGCAAGCGCAAGACCAAGAAGATGATGTTGTCTGACATTGTGGAGAAGGGCGAACGACTGAAAGACCCGAGGGGCGGACTCACTGCCGCTGGTCGTCGTCACTTCAAGCGTACGGAAGGCGCGAACCTGAAACCTGGAGTGAAGGGTGCCGCTAACACGCCAGAAAAAATGAGACGCAAGGGGTCGTTCTTGACGCGGTTCTTCACCAATCCGCGCGGCCCGATGGTTGGAGACAACGGCAAGCCAACCCGCCTTGCGCTATCGGCGGCGGCTTGGGGTGAGCCAGTGCCGCGCGACAGAAAGTCTGCCGCACGCTTGGCGAACAAAGGTCGTGCGCTACTGGAGCGTTATGAACGCACCAAGAAGAAGTCTGTCTCTAAGGCCAACCCGTACCATGATGAGCGCGGGAGATTCACAAGTGCAGGCAAGGCGTCGGGTGGAAGAACAGCGCTTGGCTCTAAGCGAACGACACGCGCGCATCCCGCAGGAGGTTCTATTACTTCGGGCAAAATCAAAGCGTGGTACGAGTCCAGAAGCGAACTGGGCGGTAGCGACAAACTGACCAGTGAAGAGAGCAGATTGCTTACGCAGGCCAACGCTTACTTTTTCGGCTCTTCTGGTCTTGGTAGAGGTCGCCTGTCACCTGCGAAGGTGAAAGAGTTTATTGAGTGGGCGTCTAAGCACGGCAACGCTGCTCAAAAAAGTGTAGTGGAGCCGTTTGCTGGCGGCACTAGAACTACTCGTCAGCACATGATTGTCGGGCGTACCACGAAGAGGTTCAAGCGAATCAAGTAGACATCGTGGCTACTCACATTGCCGACATTCCACGCGCCATGTATTGCTATGTGGCGAACGAGTTTCTGTACGACCACCGCGAGGGTTTCGGAGAGTACACCGAATGCTTGGCATACGGTCTGTCCTCGCTACCCAATCG